CAGCTCCATCTTCACTGAACTTACTACCAATGTCCATCACTACAATGTCAGGCTTGTGCTTCTTAATAACTGACTCTGCCCACTTCATTGTCTTGCCAGTAGCATCAACGAACTTTAAGTTCTCACGAATAGGATCGTAGTATCTGTGTGCAGTTACCTTGTCAGCAACAATCTGTGGCATTGTCATACCAGTTGCAGCTGTCATGTATCGTGATGCTACACGCTCAGGTTTCTCTTCGTTACATAGCACAAGTATCTTGGCACCTTGGTGTGCCCATCCCTGTGGTGCAGCACATAGAGTACTGTGGAAGCTTGACTTACCCACGTTACTACGGGCACCGATAACAAACAACATACCATTGTCCAAGCCATTGACTGACTGGAATAGTGAAGGGATATTGAATCTCCACTTGGTGTTGGATGATGAGTTCTCTAACAAGTTATCAATGCTGTTGTCCACATACTCAATACGAATACTTGGAGTGAAGTCATCTTGATACTGGTTCAGTATGTTACGTAGTGGTTCCATTGAAGTCTGGTCACCATTAACAAACTGGAATCCAAGGTTAGCTACCTCTTCACCTACCACCTGACGGAACATGTTACTGATTACCTCAGTGGCTACGTCAGCACCCATGACATCTTCGTTGTTCAACTTACTGAACGTCATTTCATATGCATGTTTCTGTGCTGTTGTAAGTGTTGGGTTTGTTGCTGTGAATAGTGCTTTGATTTCATCGACTGTGAGATCTCGCTTGTAGTTCTCCATTGAGGCATCGATTACTGCTTTGATTTTTCTGAGGTCTTTACTAAACAATCTATCAGGACATCTGTTACCTCTAGTCTCATCGTAGAAGTCCTTGTTCATTAAGCTTCTAAGTAGTGCTAACTCCATCTGTAATACTCCTTACTATCTTCGTTAATCTTTCTATATCATCTGGCACACGGTACTTGATATCATCTTCAAGTTGGAAAGCTTTAGCATTTATACCTGCTGACTTCAGCTCTCTTGTGTATGCGATGGTCTTCATCATTGCGTCAGGATCTAATGCTACCACGACAAGTGGGTACTTGGCAAGTAGGTCTTTGTGCTCTTGTAAAAGTGATGTACCTAGCAGTGCAAACCCTGTGCCACCAATCGTATCTACTACAGCTGCACTGATGCAGTCCTCTACTACTACAGCTACAGGTGAATCACCTACGACATAAGCAGTACGTGCTACACCATACCGTCTCCACTTAGGTGCTACATCGGGGTGACCTGCACGACCCGTGGCATCCACTAGTTTGCCATCCTGTCTGATAGGGAACACTGTCCTCTCTTCACGAATGTCATAGCGTAGGTCTAACCAGTGTGGATCTAGCTTATATTTTTCACATAGTGAAATAAGATAGGGCTTAGTGTAATCAACAATGATCCATTCAGGTAGCTTAAAATCCACAGGTAAATCGTCATGAAAGTATTCCTTACGTAGTAACTTCTCAAGGTCAGACATTGACAGTGCTGTAGTTGTCATGCCTGATGCAGTGCAACTATTGGAGTAGCAGTTCCACATCAACTGACCCATGTCGTTGGCAGCAGTAAAGGTATTCTTCCTATTACATACTGGGCAGTTACCTCTGTACACCTGCCCTGCTGACAGGTCTAATGCTTCAACGTATTTCTTTAAGTTCATTACTTGTTCCTAACCCTGAGTGAAAAGCAAAAGAATCTGTATCCAAAGTATACATCACCGTTGTTGTAGTACACACTGTTCCAGTACACAGGTGTGCCCTTGAAGAATGGTAGCCACACAACCTCATACGTATACTTATTCACTATCCAATCTCCTCGCTATTATCCTAGCCTTATCAAAGAACTCATCAGCCTCTTTAAACGTGTCGCTGTTTTGTTGTTTTGAGTACATGTTCTCCTTATCTCCACACCAGTTACACACACCTTCGTAACTGATCCATGCTTTATCTACAATGCAGTAATGTTTTTTCATAAGACTATCCTAATCAATCCACCTAAGTACATAAGTACTGCTACTGCTTCTACAACAAACAGTGCGTAGTCTTTCTGCTTGATACCTGACCATGCCCACAGTGCACTGCCCACAAATCCAAACCACAGATTAAGTGGGAACACATTCAGTGCTGTCAGTGCTATACCTATGAGACATAATGTTGTGCCTGTCCATTTCATATACTGTATCACTGGCGGTGGGACAAGCGAAGCTTACAGGCATTCTGTGCACTTGTCAATGTATTTTTCATGTATGGTGTCACTGACTGTGCTGACTGGTGTCCAGTGACTGACATAATCTGTGGCAATGGTACCCCTGCATCTACCATTTCCATAGTACCTGTCCTTCTCATATCCATAATCTGTAACTCCTCTGGCAATCCTGCCTTACGTAGTATCTGTCTGCCTAAATACGATAGCATGAACTTATCGTATGGCTTGCTTAGTATCCTTCTCTCCTTGCAGTACGGTGCAATGTATGGCTGAAAGTCTACGTCACCTTTCTGTTGCATCAACATCTCATGCAACTCATCACTTGTAGGTAACTCAACTCTAGCCCTACGCTTAGACTGCTCAAGGTATAGTACTCTCTTCTCTGTGTCGTAGTTCTCCCACTTAAGATTAGCCATGTCACCTAGTCGCTGACACCATTCGTATGCCATCTGCACTATCAGTCCTACTGATCTCCATCTAAACTCGCTGTATGCCACGTCCAAGAACTTCTTGATATCTTCCCTAGTCCACACTACCTTACGTGCCCTGTGTGCCCTTCTAGATATCTTGCTGAAGGGATTTACTTCTGTGTAGCCTAGCTGAATAGCGAAGTTGTACACCTTACTGGACACTGCTTGTGTGTGGTTAGCGAATGGGACACCCCTCTCTGCCCACTTGTTGTATGCAGCTTGGGCACGAGGAGTATCTATGGATTGTATGTACATCGTGGATATTACTTTGCCACGTACTGCTGTGGCTAGTAATGTGTTGAGACAGTAGCGATAGTCTTTCTGTGTTGCAGGTGCAAGTGAACGATAGTCAAGTGACTGGTAGTATTCATTGATAACATCTACCAGTTTCACTTTCATAACATTACTCCTTGTTTAGTAATTCCATTTCGTTAGCTACAAACCATGCTCTCTCAGCCACCAGTGCAGCACCCTCTTGTAATGCAGGTGCCTTACGCAGGTCATCCTCTAGGAACTTCATCATGGCTAGCCCTGCAAAGAACTCACGTGATGATAGGTGTTCAGCTACAGGTACTACCTTTGGTACTGGGGTTGTTGTTGTCTTGGTCACTGGCTTGCTCTCTTTCTTTGGTAGGTTAGCTAATAATTCTGTGTTATCAAACTTCATCTTCTCACTCATCTGTACTCTCCTTTGTGTGTTCTTTCATGTAGGCATCACACTGTGCCACATATTCTTGGTACTCCTGATAGGGCATGTAGTAACGTAGTACCTTACCTAACGCATCATACATGTCCATGATTTCCTGAATGCTTTCGTTCTCTCGTAGTTCAGGATGTACGATGTACTTAATCTGATTCTCATATGACCACTTTAAATCTGACACGATGATTGATTCAACTTGATCTTCGTGAATCTCAAATACATATTTCTTACCTGTTGTTGTCATGCTCTTCCACCTTTAATGTTATATGGGTAACTGTGTTTACGATACAAACAAATTAAACTGTTATGATAATCTCTTACTGCATGGGTAGTGAATCCATTCTGCCAGCCACACTTATATGTGTCATAGTACTGTGCAATACCACTGACTGACTGAATGAATATCATACCTGCACAGAAACTAGCTATTAGGCTTAGCTTTCTTAGGCTTAGCCTTGGCTTTAGGTTTCGTGTTACATGGAACAGGCTCTGTAGTTTGCTTATCAGGGTCATAGTATCCTTCCAATTCAAATGCTTGCAGGAATGTGTCCCACAACTGTTTCATGTGTAAGTCATGCATCTGTTGCACTGCATCTAGCTTGCTCCACAATTCATCAGGTGTCATGTAGTCACGACCATCGAAGTAGATGCTAGTCAAAGTCTTGATGTCTTCGGCTGTCTGCCATGCCTTCATGATGTCTTGCTCTAAGTCAAAACGATCTCGTGTAGCCACATACTTCTTAGCGAATGGCTCAAACTCTACCCATACATTCTTAACTGTGTCACTTACTTTCTTAGTCATGCTTGCTCTCCTAGTTTAATTACCTTAGTCCATGCTGCAAAATGTACTACCTGCCCAGTCGCATCCTTGCAGTAGCTGTACATGCCATCGATGTGGCTGAACAAATACTCTGCATCGAAAGCAAAGTCAGGGTGTGCCACAGGTACCTTGACAGGCTCACCTGTTTCATCCTCAGGTACAAGCTTGAACTTGTCACCCCTACGTAACTCATACAAGCTGTGCATATCCTTGATGTCGTGTTCGTTAAGCATTACGCTACCTCCAACAATCTCTGGAACTCTTCACCTTGAATGACTGCTTCGATGTCTTGCTCAACACGAATACGCTTACGCTCTACCTCTGTGCCATCACGCTGTGCTTCAACGTGTGTGCTGATGTGAGTGAGTGTGTTGTACAAACGATATGTGTTATCACCTAGCTCATTATACCAGTCGTACACACCTACTACCTTTTCAAGGTACTTGTTGTTCACCTTAGCACCAGTCTTGGTAATGTATGTAGCTACATTTCTACGGAAGAAATCGATAGCATAATCACGAGTGATTCTAACCTGTCTCATCTGTGACATCTGCTCTGCATCACGCTCCAACTTCTCAGGGAATGTAGATGCTACCTTACCCACTGTCTCAGGGTCAGCATAGGTGGTGTGCTTCTGTGAGATACCAATACGTTCCTTCACTGACATCATGCCATTCAAACATGCAAGTCTGTAGATCATAGCGGACACTTGTCTACGCACTGACTGGTCATGTGAGTCACGCACTAGCATCACCATCTTCGCAGCTTCACCTAACTTCTTCTCGAAGTTGTAGTTCTTAAGCACAATCTTAGCTGACATGGCTGAGCCATCACTCATAGAGTTGAAGTCTACCTCTACGTTACTTGTGTCCAAGCCACCGAGCAACAATCCCTGACGTAGATTATCCCACATAGCACGGTAGTTGTGTGGGTTATGTACTGACTTACCATCGCCAATCACCTTGTCAGTGATAGGGTTGACTACCCAGTACTTGTTAGGGATGACGATGCCATTACGTGTCTGTGCTTCACGCTGTGGATCGAAGTCCAAGTGAGCAGGTAGGTCAGGCAATGTGTTGTATGTAGGTGCATTTGCTGTTGTAAGTTCAATCATTTGTATTACTCCTTAGTAAATTTAAGTTTGTTCCACTCACCTGTTTTGTAAGGTGGGCAGTACGATAGTGTTACTGATGTTACGGGTTGTGTGTTTGCTACGTGTTGCAAGAACTCTACTGGTGGTTTGTGTAGTGATTCGAATGACACCCACAAACTATCTCCATCTCTGTGTGCCACAGGGCAATCTCGATACGACCACTGACTGATACTTAGTGTCGCATCTTCGACAGTAACTGCCTTGTATCCAAGCTGACCCCAAGGGTTAGTCGTACTGAATGCATCCTTGATTGCTTGATACTGCACTGGTGTACCTACAAACTTTACGTTTGAGTGTACCCAGTTGTGTGTCTTGATATCCACTGGTGCACCGTAGTGATTACGTTCTCTTGCAAGTGGGTGGTTGGGTACTACTACGTCAATTGGATCTACCATTTCTTACCTATCTTCTTGTTTGGTTTAAGCTTCTGCCAGTACAGGGATACTCTACCCATGTGCAGTACATTGAATACGTCTGTCGATTCCATCCTGTATCCCCTACTCTTGTGCACTCTCTTACGGAAGATGAATGCAATACCAAGTAGTTTGAATCTTTTCTCTACATATCTAGTCATCATGACCTCGCTTGTTTGTGAATCTATATTGTGCCTACAATTAAATACCTTGTCAAGTGGTCGGGTTAAAGTACATCTGAAACAAGGGTATTGTCTCTAACATCAGGCTTCTACGCTCATCTACAGTGAGACGTTTATCTGTGAGTAATTTCTTGTGTGGTCTACCTCGTGACCCCTGCGGTCTGTTGCCTACCTTCTTGGGATACTTGTAGCCTACCTTGAATACACGTCTTGTCTTCTGCTCGTCAGCAACAGGCACTGTGTCTGAACCTGTCACTCGATAGATGAAGTACTCTCTGTGCCCACCATTCTGTGAGATAGTCAACTGCCCTGTGCCACATACCTCAACCACACCAGTGTGATGCAGCTTGTACAACAGGGTACGTAGGTAGGCATATGTAATGTCTTGTGGTGGGAAGTGTGCACTCAGATCGTGTACGGACATAGGTTTTGTACGTAACAAATCCAGTACTGCCTGTCGCTTACTGCCATAGGGTAGCTTACTCATCGTACTCCTCATATGTATCTACTTGTGCTTCAATGAATGTGTCCGTCTCACATGGTACGTCAGTGATGAAGTAACCAATGCGATTCACTAGGTGATAGCCATCCCCTACGAATGTGCCAGTGTCACCATCCATGTATGTCCACACCCTCTGTGGTTCACTGTTAGCTATGCTAAGCACATACTCTAACTCCATGCCATAGGTCTCGAACATGATGCCCTTACCTGCTTCATCTTGGAAAGATGCATTGGTATCCAAGTGATTATGAATGGGCTTGTACTTGTCCATCCATTCTTCGAATGTCATGCTTACTGAATTCATCATCACTCCTCCTTGTGTATGCCAGTGCATTGGTAATCTACGCTCACACCCTCAATCAATTCTC